GCGTAATCATTGGCTACCGCTGGGAATCTACCATCGCCTAATTTAACAGTATTGTCTCTAAATATTCCAGGATCTACTGTTCCGATTTTACTTTCTATCATTTCAAAAGTACCCGCATCTGCAATTACAGTACCGAAAGTGCTTTCCTCAGATATACCCCACTTGCTTTCATTACCTGCGTGTACTAAGCCATTAATCGCCATCTTTCACCCCCTTTGAAGCTTTTACTACTTCAAAGATATATTTATTACTTTCATATAAATCTTTATTTACATCAACTGTTTTTCCCTGTTGCAGAGCACGAAAATCTTCAAGGCTCAATCCTTCCAGAGTTATTAGTCGATGATTATTAAATTTATCCGTTGCTTTTACTTTCACCAGAAATTACTCCTTGTTATTGTTACCTCAAATCTTTGCGCCATTGTTTTTTCATCTTCTATATCTTCTAATTCTTCAACCGTCTGAATAGGATCAGTAGATATTGTCATTGTAGTCCACCTATATGTTCCGCTACTTGTATGATATCTATTTTGTTCTAATACAGCTTTTAATCTTTCTGATCTATCGCTATAAACTTCATCAAACGCCTTACCTGTTCTAAATACTCTGGTGTCAAAATAATAAACAATTTCCATTGTATAGTTTCTTGTCTCACCATCACTGTGTTTACTTTCCTCATCTGAATCAAGAAAATAATATCTTATATATTCGCCCCTTGTAGATATCCTTGATTCCTGAAACATATCCTCTAATACTACATCGACAGGTTGAAACTCCGTCCATAACAACGCTTCTAACGGATCTGATATATTTGTCTTAATATCATTGACATAAGTTACCGCCATTTATCGCCATACCTTCGCATTTCCAATCTTAGGCACTCCCACTATATCATCTTGCGGAAATACTTCAATAGTCCAGAAATCACCATCTGTATAATCATTAGAAGTATCAGGATCAAATATAACACTCAATCCATTAAGCAGGGGCATTCGTCTTTCGTCGCCTGTTGAATCAAACGTTTTTTGAGATGTTAAATCAAATGTAGTCCCGCCATCCCTTGACAGTTTAAATGTAGCCGTACCCGTTGCCGCTGTATTGTCAAACTCTAATCGCCATCTTTCGTAATTGTCACCTGTATAATTACCGTAAATCCATAAAGGCGTGTCAGTTGTGTTTGAAGAATCAGGCCAGTAATTAATATGTCCGGTTTCCCTTGCCGTGATCTGATCTGTTAAAACTATATCACCATCGATTAACTGATTTAATAAACCTTTAGTAGAATCAGACGCTTGCGCTGCAAATGCAGGATCTGGATTCCACACTATTCTATATATCTTCTCAGCTAACTCACTATCAGTCGCCCTACGTCTTATAATCTCGCTACACGTTAGTAAAGCGTTACATTTGATTAATATATAATCATAGTCATCTGTTGATTCGTTACGTACAATTCTTGGTGATACTGGCGTTGGATAAGCCCGGTTTAGAATGCCATTCATAAAATTATACATTCTGTTATTTATCCTGGTTAACAGCCCGTCCCAATCTTCACCCGCTTCAATCGTAATCGTCGCAGTGGTTAAATCATCACTACCCTTTGCATGGACATACACAGTATCTACAGTCACATCATAAAACCATGAACCTGCATTAGATTGTACATTCGCAACAGACGTTTGTGCAGCTCCTAACGATTCACCGTCATCAAAGACCATGTTAGTCTGCCCTTGACTTCTTGAAGCATAAGTATTAGCCTGACCCGACACTGCAACAAAAGGACGCAAGATTCTACGTTCCATATACCTGCCGATATCAGGAATCTGATCCGATAAGTCTGTCGTGATATTACAGTATGCCATTAACTACTTTCCTATTATTACAGATGTGGTATAAAATGTATTAGTGCCAACTGTGTCCGGTTTAATAAATGCTGTGAACGACCCCTCATCACCAAGACCGCCAAACTTCTGCGAGGTTATAGATAATGCACTCGCTACAATCCTTAGTTGTATATATCCACGTGACCAGCCAGTTTCACTTGCTAACCCTACGACTTGTACGGTTTCGGCTGTTTTTTCCGCTGCGGTTATATAATTAGTTACATTATTCCAAGGTCCTGCTAAACCGCTTTGACTAACTATACGCCACTGGATAGTATCTTGCGTAGTAATTGACTTAATTGTATCATTACCACTTGGGAATAAAGTTCGTTCCCACCCAGCTTGTCCAAAAACAAATACAGGGATAATCAATAACAATAATATTCTTTTAATCATTCCAAACCTCATGTAACTTAGTTTTATCAATTCGTCTTGCACTTTCTTCGAAACCTTTTCTAAAGTGGTCTTTAACCTTTGAATTACTACCACCACCCCGCTTTTTCATCTCTTCTCTATAGGCACGTTCAGTATTAACCTCAACGTTATGTTTTAGCTTGCGCTCTTTATCGCTTCTGCTCGACATACTAACTCCATAATCTTTTTATGTTCTTCAGGGTTTTCAGACTTAACCATATCCAGTTTCGATTCATAAAAATTCTTAAATAATGTCTGTGTTATTTCCAGTTGCCCAATATGTCCACATTGTATTTTAGGATCTATTACAATCTTATAATCCGTCTTTTCTCTAACCTGTTTCCAGAAATATACATCCTCTGATACGTCACGAATTACATACTTCTGCCTTAGTTTAGCCTTCTTTAGTTTTAAATCATCAGTCTCGTGTTCCATTACATCAATCGTAATAGGATTAACGCCATATTTAAAGAACTCAATCTTATCTGTGAAAGTCTTAGCTATTTCCTTAAATACCTTAACATCAATCTTAACACATCCCATCCCGATCATATCGGCATAGAAATAATCATCTCCTGGATATTCGACAACTGGCTTAAACCATAGAAAGTCGGTATCACGTGTCTCTTTAAATACAATCGGATAATAAGGCGGTGCTTTTAAATAATACATCCCTGATACAATAGGTTCAGGATTATTAAGTAATCTAAAAATCATATTCTTAGGAAATGTCTGATCCGCATCAAACCATACAGTAGTGTCAAAGTTACCATCTAATACTTCAGCTACCGCCATGTTTCGACACGCATCAATAGGAAATTCTGCAGGTGCTATAATCTCTAAATGTTCTATAGTAAAAGGCAGGTCATCCATGCGATTTAAAAGATACGAGTAAGCATAAATAAATGAAAACACCGTATCTTTAGACATAGATTTAAGTGCTGATGGAATTACCAAAGCAACTCTTTTAGACTTCATGGCCCATCCTTCTCATCATTGGCCTAAACCCGTTAAAGTTCTTCTTATCTAAATGCGCTCTATCTATATCAGCTCTTAAACTCAAAGCATCATCATAAATAAAGTATTCAGGATGTAATCCTAAGTATAATTCAATCACCGCCTCCTGTTCCTTTTGAGATAAAGAGGCGGGATTAAACTTGGTTTTTGGTTGTACCATTAACCACTCGTGCTGTAAAGTTTAGCAACTGCGCTACCATAAGCGACACCTGCGCTATCGGCCCAATTTAAAACAAGCTTTGTTGCAGCTTCGCCCGCTTCTCTTTGTTCCTCAACGCCGTTCACCTTCAGCCATTTAAATGCAAATCCAATTCCTCTTTTGCTAAAGAGTAAGCCGTTATATACACTTGCTGTTGCTGTAACTGTTCCAGATCCGATACGATTCGATTTAAACCAATCCACGCCGTAGAAATTACCCATTCCGCTTGTAAGAATAGAATCTGATATCGGGTTACTTATTGTGATTGCTGTAGAATTTGTTGCGACCGTAACAGGTGAAAATACCGCACGTACTGATTTCCATTGATGTGGATGAACCACGCCATAAATCTGGTCGTCAACTTCATTCTTCTCAAGTAAATTAACACCATCTTGAATATGGCTTAAATTCAACGCTGCATCTGTTGCGCCTGTTCCAGTTGTCCAGTTTGTCGTTGCTGTTACAATACCAAATATAGAAGCATCGATAGCCTTAACAAAAGCCATCCCCATTGCATTAGCAATTATACCTGCGTCTATCACTGCACTTTCCATTGCCAAATCACCCGCGAATACATTAACCGCTCTACGAGCACACGTTAATGATGCCATATCACCAGAATCTAAAGCATGAGACGTTGGTGTCCCGGTTTCGGCTACACCTGTTGAACTTGCCACTTCATCTAATCTTGGTATTTCAACAACATTCCCTGGTTGTCCTGTTATATCATATACACTAACCAAAGCACGACCCAAAGATTTATCCTGGTAGATTAAATCTACATTTCTGGTAATCTCAGGGATTAATTCGGTTAATGTGGTTGAGGTTGTGAATCCTGCTGCCATTATATTACTCCTTGTTCATATTTACGCATTACATTTCGTGCCTTTATAGTCTCTGGATGCTGCCAGCCTAATCTCTCTCGCATTTCCATATATTCTTTCTCAGTTGGCACTTTCTCATTATTGAACTTGAAGGGTTTCGTAGTTGGAGGCGTAGGCTTAATTTCTTCATTTGATAATTTACCAATCATTATCATACGCTTATCTAACGGTAGCGATGTCACTAATTCTTTGTCATCGTCTGATAAGTTTTCCATAGCCTTCTCGATTTTTTCCATCTCTCGATGTTCCCACTCTTCTTGTCTATCTTTATAAACTTTTAAAGATTGTATCTCACCGTCTTTTTCCTCCAATTGTTTTTTTAACAATTCTGCTTCGGTAAGTTCATCCTCTTCACGCTTCTTTTGATCCTGGCGAAGCTTGTCCAGTTCCGTCTTTGTTGCATCATAGTCTGAATACTTTTATTTTTCTTTCGCTAACCGTCTCGATATTACTGCGTCAAAATCTTCTTGACTATTAAATACAACCTGCCCCGATTTTGTCTGTTCGGTTTCAGTGGTTTCAGGTTTCTGCTCTTCAGCCATTTCTTAACCTCTTAATTTTATACAAAGGCCATGAGAGAAAGAACTTAGGAGGGATAAGAGATTACCTAACTCCCACAGCCTTATTTTTTATTTCGTTTCACTATAAAATAAAACTTTATTAATGTTTTGTCAAATAGCTTACTTGCCTACCGTGATTGTCACGTTTTTTAACTTCCGAAATTCCTTACCTACTTCTTGCTCTAATAATTTTGCAACAAACGCTTTTTCTTTATCAGGGATCTCGCTAATTATGTCCCTACCCATTTCTTCATTCCATTGTACCTTCTCTGCTTCTTCACCCTTCCAACCAAGTACATAATTATCGTTTGTATATGATCTGCGATCTAATCCCATCATCATTAACCCTGTTACCCTAAGATCTGGTGGGGAAGTCTGCGTACTTGTCGGACGCTGCTTCATTGATGGAATACGCTTCCCTGTAAGTCTTGATTTAAAGCTTGTGCTTTTATAATCTGCATAACTTCTGGTATATGCTTTAAATCTATTACCGTCACCATCGATACCACCTTGAACACGCCTTTTAAATATAGGGATATGCTTTAACGCTATCCTGCCCATCGAAGGCACAGGAAATACCTTTATCTTTGATAACCCCATTTTATCTTTCATACTTTCCTCAATACAAATACCCATGAATCTGAAGTTGGTTCTTGATACATAATAGATTGTAACCTAAAATCCCCTTTATATAAATGTCTATAATCTGTCATCTGCGTTATACCAGACTGTTGTTCATACGATCTTTGATCTAAATAAGTTATATATTGTTTAGAGAATACACGTGTATGCCCAGGATCACCAAATAACCATTTAGACTCTTCACCTGGTGTACTTGCTATAAACAACCCATCATCTTTTAATATTCTATGATATTCATTGAACTCACTAAAGAAGAATCTATAATCTCCTTGGCTACCCAAATGTTCTAACACATCATAAGCATGAACCTGGTCAAACTCTTTATCCTTAAATGGCAGCGGATGTAGATTAAGATCCCAGACAATATCAGGATTAACATTTTCATCTATGTCCAATCGTGTAACTTCATTTTTTTCAAGTTCAGGGAACTTTCTACGACCACACCCCATATTTAATACCTTCAATTTATCCCTCCGATTTAAATATAACGTAGCTATTTTATAGTTCTAATTTAAATAAATCCATAGATCAAACTCAGGGTAATAATAATTCGATACAATACCCTCGACTGTCATATGTTCTTCTTCGTCCCCCTCATCTCCCCAAATAAAAAATAAAGGCTCGATTACCTTCTCACTTTCTTAGCGTCTAATACTGTAAAACATTCTTCACATATAAATATTGTTTTACTAAATATCCAAAACTTAATTGTAGAATACCATCCAGTACTATGCTTGCACGTATTAACCGTTACAGTTGAATAACAATCTGTACAGATAGAATAAAAGTTACTCATATTACCCTCCTATAGATTAACCGTTCTTACTATCCCCGCGTCTCTTTGCATTTCTTTAATTAAATCATCTAAGCCGCTAACAAATGGTAACCATTCGTGCCTGCAATTATACCCCCCACAAGCAATGAACGGGGTTTCACTCCCAGCTATACCGTCTAAAGTCCACCCCGTAGATTGCCTGGAATCACCCAAGGTTATTTCGCACGCCTTTCTATTCTTACCATCGACCGGGCCATCATAGAAATATAAATCTACTCCGGCGTTCTTGAATTGCCCAAACTTAATAGTTCTATCATACATCGAGGCGCCTGTAAAAGCCTCTGATATTATCCTTCGTCCTGCAATATCTATATCTCTACTTAACTCCGCTATAATTGTACCCAGTCTTGATTCTTCTATACCGTATCTGAAAGACGCATCAAGTATATTTTGCTGAATTGGGATAGATGCGTTCAATATATTTTGAACCTGGTTATCCTTAAACAAAGAAAGAATGGTTAAACTCCTCTCAGGCAATACTAAAGGAATCCCCGCTTGCGTTGCTACCTGTTGTGTGTATTGAATCACTGTATCATATTGATTTACAAAGTTAGCTGCTACTTCGTTAATCCCCGTACCCTGAAAGAATGCACGAACTTCCGCAGCCGTATGTGGTCCTGTCCGTATAAACGGGCCTAATAATCTTTTAAGCTCACGGCTAAACGCTTCGAAATCACGTTCATACTGTGCAAGCAAATCATCAAAGAATGTCGCCTTATCATCCGTTAGGCTCAAAAAGAAACTCCTTCAATACTATAATACTTGCGACAAATGCCCAAACAGGCAAAAAGATTATAAATGGTTGAATAAAAATATACCACATTATTAAATTTATAATAGTCAATTCTAAATTACCCACATGGTAATGATTTAATATTGGTATTATAATAAATGGGGTCACAATATAAATTATAAATATTAAAAAATTCCGTTTTCTTAGTTTCATATTTAACTCTCCTCCATTAGTCCCATTTTATTGTTTTTTTATATTTAAATATTTTAATATCGCCACATTGACCCACATATTTATATATCCTTTTTCTCAGCCCCTTTAGCGTATGTATCGGAACTATAATTTCTATACCAGGTGCTGTTGATATTAAATAGTTATCTTTACTCATTACTAACCCTCCTCAATTATTACCCCTTGATCTTCTAAGCCTTCCCTTACTTGTTCAGCTGCTGTTAATGTGCCGTTAGTCTTTTTATTACGCTGAAACTTCTCTATTGCTTCGTCTTCATTCATATCAGGATTATCTTCTTGTATCAAATCAACTGGCGTAATTACATTATGCTTTAGTTGAAATTCTTTGCGCTGTATTTCTTCTACTTGATTTATAGGTAAATGCAAAGACTCCTCAAAGTCAGTCACTAAATCACCATCAGGAAGTTTAGGTTCTTCAGGGTCTAACATTCTAAACCGTTTATAATAATCCTGCATATTACGCAAGACTCTGTACATATCAGTCTCATGTATTTTCATTAATTCTATATCGTCTTCACGTGCTTCTGCTAAGTCTATGTTCTGTACAAGCAAAGAAAACCCCGATGCCGGATTATATTCTAACGCCCAATTAATTGATAAGTTATATGTATATGCTATTGCTTGTACATTGAATCTAATAGTCTCAATAGAATCTATAATTTTCGGATCAAAATTAAGCAAACTTGTGTCAGTATCAGTAGATGATATTATAATCGGATCTTGTGTACCTATCTTAATTTTACTAACATCTTCAGGATTAGCACCGGTTATTACAATTTGATCGTGCGCTTGAAAGTAGACCATTAAATTAAGATTATTAATTGCTATATTTATCGCTTGATTTGACCTTACTAAATCTATCGCCCCTGTGTTCTCATATTGATCTACCGGGAAGTCAGTACGCATTTCAACCATCGGCATTACTTTAAAAGGATTATCACCCGTTGGAGCAAATGTCTCGTCATATAAAATCTTATCCGTGCCAGGTATGTAATAAAAGAAATAATCATCAGACCAAAACGCCCACCACATATCTTTAGCATCAACATTTGATTTAATAACTTGCTTATAGGGATAAGAGAACGCATAAGGATATAAAGGGTCATTATCTAAAAAGTGTGCTTCATACATTGTCTCCACATACGAATACCATCTTTTCCTTGCAGGGTTAAAATGCGCCCTATGCAATATCTTGCTTAATAAATTCTTATACCTTTCAGCATACTTATAACCTAAACTAAATCTATTATTAAATGCAAACCACTCTGATACTTCCGTACCTTCTGAATCACTTATATATCTTTCAGGAGGGTATTTATACGATAACGATATCTTATTTATAATCTTCTTCGTTAAGTTAATATTAACCATCGGAAGCTGCGTATTCCCTTGAGCGTCTTTAAATCCATAATCA